CTTATCTTCCGATCCCCACGGGCTATTGCCCCAAGAAACTTCACCTGCCACGGGTCAGGGTCAACCCCAAGCACTTCCCGCACAAACAAAACGGGGTCCGGCTGATACCGATCCACCCACTGGGCAAAGACATTTTCTTTCACAGACCCCTCACTTGCTTTAGATTGCGACCCGTGATCCTATCGGTCCAGCATGATGCACACAACCACCTGGTCGCACTCATTTCCACCCCACCCTCTGGTGGCTTTTCGACCAGGCACTGATTGCACTTCTGCAATCTGTGGCCATGGCAATTGCCATTAAGCCTGACTGGGTTATTTACAAAATTACTTTTCATTTTCTTGCCGGACAGTTTTTGCCCTCATTGCAATTGCCATTGCATGGTGGACATTGTTTCTTATTCACTGGATTCTCTGGATTCGGTTGTTTTGGTGTATTAGCCATTTATCACCCAATATTCTTAGTGCCTTTATATATTGTTTCTGATTATGTCTATTAGTGCTATTAGGCACATAATCAACATTAAATAATCTTCTGACTTTAGTTAATAACGTGATATTCATATTATCCCCACGATCTGGTTAATGTCCACCCATGCGTGCAAAGCAGTATGCCCGTCTGGACTCATTAAGGTGCAGAAGATTTTGCCGTCTTTAGTGTCAGCGGTATCGATCACGATCCACTCTTGACCTTTGAGTATCACTGTCGCTAGTTTAGATTTCATTCGTTTACTCCGTTGTTTGTGGAGTTGACATTTTTGCACAATTTGACTTGTTTGTTAAGTTCGTTTTTAAAATTTTAAAAAATTTTTTTTGTAGGTGTTTAGTGCCGCCACAGTCGCCCCCGCCAAGCCGGCCACGGGGGGGGTCACGGCCACCGACCGCCAGCTGGCCACCACCGACTTGTCCCCAGATTTTGGCCAACTTTATCCACAGATTCCTGTGCATAAGTAGGCTTGTAATACTTTGATGCACTTAATTCTGTGGATAACGAGTTATCCACTTAACATAATGGTCGTTGTATAAAGTGACTGAATCATTTGGTATTCATATCTGTCAAAGTGTCTACTGATACGACAGTTCGCTTGCGCAGTGCATCGAGCGCCATGCTTCCAAGGTCGATATTGACCAGGGGTTGCTGCTTGTCACCATACTCATCTGGCGCCTGCTTTGAGGCCAGCCAGCGCCTTGTATCCACTCTCAGCTTGGCCACTTGCGCCTCTTGAGGCGTGGCCGTGTCTGCAATTTCTAGCGTCTGCTCTGCTAAACTTCTCCCACCTCGCGTGCGTGCGCGAGCAAGAAGCTCTCCCCTTCGCACATCTTTTTCGATCCATTTGTAGAAACCGCCAATGCTTATGTCCAGAGACTTAATCACTGAATCGGTTGTTTTCCCTTGTGAGATATGGTCAAAGAGCATAGCCTCACCACCGAATGCGTGAATTTTCTTATTGATTCCTGACATCTCTTTGCGCTCAATTGCAGCCTGGTCACGCAGTGTGAGCTGGCGCTCGACAATGTTGTCGGCAAGTTCACTCAATGTGTTTGCACTCTTCTTTGGTTTTGCCATTCAGATAATCCTCGATTGTTTTGATTGCTTCGGCAGCTGATCTGGCGACCACTGCTTGATACCCTTTTGCATTTAACTGCAAACCTAATGCGCTTTGCTTGCTTGAAACCACACCGGCCTTGGTCTTCATTTCCACAAATAACGCATGAAACCCGTTTTTAGGCTCTAGGACACACAGATCAGGCATCCCTGCCAATACCCCTTCACTGTGCAATCTGACGCGCTCTGAGGCCGTTCTATCGCCTCCATTGGGTATTGCTGCAATGATGATGTCCGGATAGAACGCTCGAAAGTGCTGCACCACTTTGACCTGGTCAATGTGTTCAATGCTTTTTCGTTTGCGCTTTATGTCAACCACCATTCCTCGGATTCTACTGCCGAGGGTTTGGTCTGGAACATGTGGCATCGGTGCTTGATGTCGGTTGGGAATGCAGCCAGTCCTGTTTGGCTGCACTGGTGTTCGGACCATGTGACTGTTGCCCATCCATTGCGAACTTTTGCCTGGTCAAACATCCACTGCAATGGCTTTGAGTTGACCTTTCGGTGTCTTTCCATCTGCTCGGCTGGCATGGACTGCTTCATGTCCACTTCTACCGCTTTACTGCACTGGTGACAGAAAACGCGCTCATCTTCGACCAATTTGTCGAAATGTGCATAACCTGTGGATAACTGCGTAACTTGTTGGACCATTGCTTTTCTCCAAAAAGGGTCAAAAGTAAAGCGGTATGTACCAAGGAAATCTACCGCTTTACCGCTTTACTTTTCACTATCCCAAAACTGACCAGATTGGCCTGTGGATAAGTGGGTCTAAAGACCCCCACTTATACCAACAGACCTGCCTTTATCTAAACAGGTATACCGCTTTACTACCGGTTTACTACCTGTTTACCGGTTTACTTTATTTGAACCCATCCGCTGCTTGCTTGGTCCATTGCAAAGCGCTGGAAGATGGCCGCGCTGACGGCCTTTCTTGCATAGCTTTGGTCGGCCATTGGCACTGCTTGGTATATGTCTGCCCACTCCAGCTGGTGCATCTGTGCCATCTCTTTTGGCACTGATGGCCGCCCTGACCCTCTGCGCATAATGACCGCGCCTTTGGCATTGATGATGGACTGGACAAAGTTGCAGGCAGCGTCTGCGGCATCTTGGACTTGTTGCTGGCGCTTGTCATTCATTCGGTCATTGGCTGCCTGCCGTCTATCTTCCTCTGACGATACTTGTGGGACCACCAGCAGCACCATCTGCTCTTGGATATCCCCGTCTTCATCCAGCACTGTGTCGGCAAAGACATCACTTTGGAATTTGATTTCTCTGAAGTTGGGCTGGTATCGGGTCTTGACCAGGCGCATATAACGGGTCTTGGTCTCATCTTCAAACAGAATGGCCGTGAGGGTTGCATCACCTGTGAATGCTGATGCACCACGGGCTGTGGCATCTGAGTCTGACTTTGATATGGTCTTATTGGTGTGGGTAATGATGCAGACTGGCGTGTCCAGTTGGATGTAGATGGTCTGCTTTAGGGCTGCAATATAACTACCAACTTCTGAATTGTCATTCTCATTATCAATATCCATGGTGGCATTGGCCGTGTCCAAAACCAATAATGGCCTAATATTATCTATTGTGTGATTTATTACATTATGCGCAAGCATAAGTAAATCCTTCACATTAGATCGCTTGGCATCGATGATGACAAACCATTGGGACAATGAATCAGCACTAATCCCATAATGCCGTGCATACCCTGTCAGAGTTCTTTCGACTTGGTCACTGTCTTCTGTGACTATGATTGTTTTGCGTTTCTTGGTGGCAGTAAGTTCACAGTCTTTGGCCTTTAGTCCGGCCATGACCATGCACAGACTGATGACCGCGGTGGTCTTGCCAATGCCAGGCTGACCGGCCAGCACCATAAAGCTATGCGCCCAGAAACCTTTGACCATGTAGCGGATAGGCTTGATCTGGCCAATGGATAGAGTTCGCTCTGGCCAGCCTTGTGGTGCATTGGTGGCCACTGGCGCTTGGCCAATCACGGCTGCAAAGTCTTCCACCGCGCTTTTTCTTTCGGCCTGCTTGGTTGGCGGCTCCCAGCCATTGTCTTTGGCGTGCTTGAAGAGTGTGCCAATGCCAACACCTTTGCCCTGGTGAAAGCTCTTCCAGTGGGTCTCAATGTCTTTTGTGCCTGCAAACTTGTTGCCAGCCATGGACCATGTCATCCATGGGCCTAATCCCGCCTCGCCAAATTCGGTGTGCAGCGCTTGGCCCAGTTCAATCCACTGGTCATAGTCGCAGTCTGGGCTGATATGGTGCAAAGCCTTGACCGCACGATCAAGGTCGCTGTCATCCAGTCTTGAGCCTAATTGGGTGAAGTCAAATGATTGGCTTGGTGGTGCAGGCTTTGGCTCTTGCAGCTGGTGCTGCTCGATGATGCCCCAGTCCATTAACAATTCATGCAAATTGACGGCCTCTTGGAATTCACCGACCACAGATTTGCCACTGAGTAGCACTGACTTGCCGGCACTGTTTGGCAGGCCGAATACCTCAAGCTCTTGGCCACCGCCAAGTTTGTACTTCGGCAACACCTGGTCAGATTCTTTGGGTGGCTGGACCCATAAGAAGACATGACGGCCACGGCCTGAGACAGAAACCTCGGTCAGCATCTGCTTTTGTTTCACATATTTGGCCATGCGCTGGATGGCCACATTGGTGGGGCCAGAGGCGTGCTTCATATCCACATCGAGGCAAACCAAATAGTTGCCTGATGCGCTGATGATGGGGCGCTGCTGGACTAGGCCAAGATATTGGCCATGGGGTGCATCTTCCATGGTCCAGACATCTTCAGCGTTGTAGAGATCGCTTTGGTCTGTATCCCGTGCCACACCTTGGCCAGATCGCTTGTAGGGGATTTTTTTGGAGCCTTGCAGGGCAAAGGTGCAGAAGACCGCATCGGGGGCGACAGCGCCTATTTTGCAGGCAATGCTTTGGGACTGCTGAAATGTGTCTGGCAGGGGTGTTTCAGTTATAGTTGGCACTGAAATTCCTTTAGGTTGGGGTTTCATTTTGAGAGTTGCCTTGAGTTGAATTTGCCCTGGTCAGAGTTTGCGCTTCGACCAGGGCTTTCTTTTTGGGGCGGGGATTGGATTCTATTCCTTGGCCTTTTCTTTGACTAGGCTTGATGCAGCCACCTTCTCACCGACTAGGTCTTCGCTCACCTCGACACCGAGTTTTAAGACAGCACTGGGCGACTTCAGCTCCCATGCGCTCATGTTGTCTTTGAATGCTTCCATGACCAGCGCCTCATCCTTCCAAAATTTTGTCTTACGGCCTGCGCGCATGGTCCAGCCTTGGATGGACTTACCACTGCTCAACTGCTCTTTGGCAGCAGACTGCACAGCATCGGCCCATGCGGCCACCAGAGCTGCGTTGTCTAGCATCTCTGGGGTAACAGTGGTGTCAGGCTTGAAATCGTTCCTAGCAAGCTCTTGGACCTTCTCACGCATACTGGGGCAAATGGTCTTGGCCTTGCAGTACCGGCAGGCATCGGGGCTTGGGTTTGTGGGTGCATCGCTTGTGAGCGCCAGCTCGGCTGCCTCTTTGAGGCGCCTGCCATGCAAGTTCAAGTAGTTGCCAGACACTGTCCATTTACTGTGGCCAACACGGGGCTGGTAGATGTGCATGGTGCATTCGATGGTGCTTGGCGCTTTGAGTTGCCTCATGGCTCCCAATGCATAGGTCAGCAGCTGCTTGTTGTCTGTGGCATCGACTGGGACTCTTCCGGTCTTGAGGTCTAAAATATGTAAATGGTTGCCATCGACTAGGACTGCGTCAGCCGTACCACCCAGTGCTGGGTGCAAAGACTTCAAGCCTTCATCCAAGTTGACTTCGATGAGCTTCTTTCTGGGGTTTTCCACCAGAGTATTGACAAAGTCGGCATAGCCTTGGGCCATGGCCACATGGTCCGGATCAGTGCCGGCTGGCACTTCTTTGCCAGACAGAATGATTTCTGACAGCTCATGGATGGCAGTGCCAATGGCAGCCGCCTCACCGGCTGGCTCATAGGGCATGAGGGATTCGAGGCGATATGAGCCTGGGCATTGCATGAATCTGTCTGTGCGGGATGCTGACAGTCGGGCGTGTTTTCGGGTTTCGTGTTGCATGGTTTCTCCTGGTTAAATGATTTGATATCCACAGCAAGTGGAATTGCGTTTTTTGGCCTGTCTTACGGCTGAATCGCTGACTTTTAAATATCTGGCAGCATCCATGATTGAT